ATTCCATAACCCGAATTATCAATCAACTCCTATAAGGTACTACAATCGGCAACACATGGAAGGGGTCGCCAGAAATTATTTCTGAGCCTGTATATACGTTGCATCTTTATGCAACCTTTCTTTGACGGTCCCCCCCCCAGCGACCCCCAGTGTGGGGGGGGAGAGGCCTAGAGCATTTAGTGCTAGTCTGCGGGGTAGGTAACTTTTGCACATTCTGTGATTTCATATGGGCACCTCTCTCTCATTTTGTTTTTACTTTTGTCGGGTGTTTACCCCTTGAAAAAATTCTCAACAAAAACGAAACTCTAAGGGTCCTTACGGTCGTAAGTACTTAGTAAGGACTTAGTAAGTACTTAGTAGTAGTTACTTAGTAACTTTACTTAGTATATTTTACTTACTAAGTTGTTTTTTAAGGATAGAGTAGGAAGGTAATTTTTATCTAGATAGGTACTATCTATGGAAAAAAAGATTTTTCGTGCTGTCATTGCAGCGTGTCTTGTTTTCTTTTTCTCTTGTACGACTGTCACATCGCTGGAAGTTGGTGATTGTACGTTTTTTGTAGATCCTGACGACGACTTGGTTCTTTCATATGAGGTTGTTTTGGCATGTGCGGGATTAATAGTGGTTAATATTGCCTAGGGACTACGACAAGCAGTTTGGGTTAAAGGCTAGTTGGATCAGGTCATTGCCTTGTCATGCTTGTAATGCGTACCCACCGAGTGATCCTGCTCATATGAGGTCTCGTGGGGCTGGAGGTACCAGCGAGCACCTTGTGCCACTTTGTCGAATGTGCCATATAGAGCAGCATACGAAAGGCATTAAGACTTTTTTCGCGGGATTGGGGGGTGCATCCCACTTGGACACTGCAAGTTTCTACCATAGACAGTGGTTGGATGTCGAAGGCTGGACAGAGCGGTCCCATGACCTTGCCTTCTAGGGGTGATTTAAAGCCAATCGTTCTCTCAGAGGCAGTCGAGGTCATCTGGAGGGCCGTTGAGGCTTACATAGCCTCTACAGCGTCTCAAAGGGGTACTAGATCATCTATCCGACACCTCTACGAACCACACGGACCGGGGAAGGTTCGCTATACAGGCCCAACTGCGGAAAACATTCTAGAAGATTATTTAGCCGAACTTGGCTATAATCGTTGTAGCAGGATGTGGTTAGATCTTTCAAGGGTTGTTATTGACCATGCCGAACAACAGCGCACGGAAGAGCCTGAAGTGGCCTTCTGGTGCAAAATTAACAAAGTACCTTTCCAGCTATAGCCAAGTGGACCTGTTAAAAAAACACGCAAGGCTGTTGATGAAAGCTCAATTGCTTTCATTGGAAGAAAGGTATGATGACGCCTCTGTTTACAGGCATGCCGCTGACGATATCCTGAAGTGGTTTGAGACTGGTAATGCAGCAAGACCTTCTAGATAAGATCAGGTCCCTGCCGGACAGCGAAAAGGCAGAGCTTTTATCTCTGGTTGAGGAGTTGAACAAGGCCAAGGATAGAGTCGCGGCACAATCAGACTTCTTATCGTTTGTAAAAGTCGTCTGGCCTGCATTTATTGAGGGCGATCACCACAAGGTGATGTCAGATGCTTTCAATAGGATTGCCAATGGGTCACTGAAAAGACTTATTATCAATATGCCGCCTCGGCACACTAAGTCTGAATTTGCCTCACATCTGTTTCCGGCGTGGTTCCTTGGCAAATTTCCTAATAAGAAGGTGATTCAGACTGCACACACAGCAGAACTTGCGGTTGGGTTCGGGCGTAAGGTGCGTAACCTTGTAAACTCTGAAGACTACCAAGACGTTTTTAAGCATGTCTCACTTTCATCCGACTCAAAGGCTGCCGGTCGGTGGAGCACTAACAAAAGTGGTGAGTATTTTGCTATCGGTGTTGGTGGTGCTGTAACGGGTAAGGGCGCAGACGTTTTGGTTATTGATGACCCGCATTCCGAGCAGGAAGCGGCGATGAATGATCCGTCCATCTACGACAAAACCTACGAGTGGTACACATCTGGGCCTAGACAGAGGCTCCAGCCCGGAGGCGCTATTTGCATCGTGATGACCCGATGGTCTAAACGCGACCTCACCGGGCAGATTATTAAATCTTCCATAGAACGTGGTGGGTCCGATGAGTGGGAAGTGATTGAACTTCCCGCCATTATGCCTAGCGGCTCCCCGCTATGGCCGGGTTTTTGGCCGATCACACAACTAGAGGCATTGAAGGCAGAACTCCCTCTGTCAAAGTGGAACGCCCAGTACCAGCAAGACCCGACATCTGAAGAAGGTGCAATTATAAAGCGGGAGTGGTGGCAAGAGTGGCCGGGAAAAAATCCACCACCCTGTGAGTTTATCATTCAGTCATGGGACACCGCGTTTCTCGCAAAAGAAACAGCGGACTTCAGTGCATGTACTACGTGGGGCGTGTTCTATGATGACAACGGCAACTCGAATATTATATTACTAGATGCCTTACAAGAAAGATTGGAGTTTCCTGACCTAAAGGTACGGGCATATGATATGTACAAAGAATTTGACCCAGATGCTTTTATTGTAGAAGCAAAAGCAAGTGGGTCACCCTTAATATTCGAGCTTCGTAGAATGGGAATTCCTGTGAGCGAGTATACGCCAAGTAGGGGTAGAGATAAAATTGCTCGCGTAAACGCAGTATCCGACTTATTTTCATCGGGACTCGTCTGGGCACCAAAGACAAGATGGGCAGAAGAGGTTATGGAACAGTTTGCTGCCTTTCCTGCTGGGGATCACGATGATCTTGTCGATGCGAGTACTCAAGCGTTACTGAGGTTTAGGCAGGGCGGATTCATTTCTTTAAACACTGACGAAAAAGAAGAAGAGTTTTTCCGCCACCAAAGGGGAGCATATTACTAATGGACGAATTACTAGAAAAACTTAAAGCACTTGGGCTTTTTGCAGCCGAAAGTGCTCCGTACACAGGTCAGGCTATTTCCGGTGCCAGAACACTAGAATCAATCAGGAATAGGGATTTAGGTGGAACCGCGCTTGGTATTCTTGGATTGGTGCCCGGAGCAGGTGGAACCATCCGTAAGGTTCTTACCAAGAGCGGCAGGGTGCGCCGAGTGGGTACATCATGGAGGCCGGGAATGACTCAGCGCCAAGCCCAACAAGCCGCTAGGGATAGAAAGTTTCGCATTAAGAAAAATGAGTACGGTGAGTTTGTTGTAACGGACCCCAATGACCCAAGCTTTGAGTACTTTGCGGGTGATCTAGAGGATGCTGTGATGACGATGGACTTTGAAGCCAACAGAATTGGTAGATAATTATTATGGCCGTAGATAAAAGCCTTACAGAAATATTCCCAGAAGATATTTTAATGGGAGAAGACACCGACATTGAGTTTCCAGAAGAGGATATGATGGAAGCCTTTATCATTGAAGAAGATGATGGGGGTATGACATTTGATTTCGACGGGGGTCAAGAGGAGGTTGGTGAGGTTTCGTTTGCGGCTAATCTTGCCGAGCACATTGACGACAATACGCTTAGGCATTGCGCCTCTAAGCTGATTCATATGTTTGAGGACGATAAGTCAAGCAGGTCCGACTGGGAGAAGTCCTACAAAGAGGGCCTAGACCTACTCGGGCTTGAGATGGAAGACCGCACAACGCCGTGGCCGGGGGCGTGTGGCGTATTTCACCCCATGCTATCTGAAGCGGTTGTTCGTTTTCAGGCGCAAACCATTCAAGAAATATTTCCTGCTAAGGGTCCTGTAAAAACAAAAGTCTGGGGAAAGACGACGCCAGAAACTATTTCACAGGCAAATCGTGTTCAGGAATATATGAACTACCAGTTGCTTGAGGTGATGACGGAGTACCGAGCAGAAACAGAAAAAATGCTTTTTAGCCTCCCGTTATCTGGTGCTGCGTTCAGGAAAGTTTACTACGACCCGACATTGGGTAGACCGTGCTCAATGTTTGTTCCGGCTGAAGATTTTGTCATTTCGTATGACGAGTCTTCGCTGGAAAATGCAGAGCGTTACACGCATGTAATGAATCGAAGCTCTAATTATATCAGAAAGCTACAGGTTAATGGGTTTTATCGTGACGTAGAACTCACTGCATCAGAGCCAGCGGCAGACGTAATCAAAGATAAATACGATGAAATTTCTGGTGTATCATTTTCCGGGCAGGACGATGATCGCCACCAACTCCTTGAGATTCATGTTGATTACGATCTCCCCGGATTTGAGGACCCAGATGGAATTGCACTTCCTTATGTAATTACAATCAATAAGGGCTCTTCTGAAATTCTTTCCATATATAGGAATTGGGATGAGTCTGACCCCAACCGAAAGAAAATTGAGCATTTTGTTGATTACGGTTATGTCCCCGGAATAGGATTTTATAATCTGGGACTGATCCACATGATCGGCGGGTTAGCTAAGTCCGCGACAAGCCTTCTTCGCCAGTTAGTTGACGCAGGAACACTTTCCAATCTTCCGGGCGGTCTTAAGACTCGGGGGCTTAGGATCAAGGGCGATGACACACCAATTATGCCCGGAGAGTTTAGGGATGTAGATGTTCCGGGTGGAGTCATTCGAGACAACATCACATTCCTTCCATACAAAGAGCCATCCAATGTTCTCTACAACCTTCTGGGCACTATTGTAGAAGAGGGACGCAGATTCGCCTCTATGGCGGATATGAAAATTGACGACATGAGACAGGATGCCCCGGTCGGCACAACGCTTGCTATTCTTGAGCGAGCGATGAAAGTGCAGTCTGCTATTCAAGCAAGAATTCATGCAAGCTTGAAAAAAGAGTTTAAGATTCTTGCCCGGATTATTCGCGACTACACATATCCTGCTTACCCATACGAGACTGAGCAGGGCACCGAAATCAAGGTTTCTGATTTTGATGATCGTGTAGATGTATCACCTGTTTCTGATCCAAATTCAGCAACTATGTCTCAGCGACTGATGCAATATCAGGCCGCACTACAACTTGCAGCACAAGCTCCGGGTCTTTACGACCTACCATTGCTTCACCGCCAAATGATGGAACTGATTGGCATTCCAAATGCTGACCAGATTGTACCATCTGAAGATGAGGCTACGCCCGTTGATCCGGTCACTGAGAATCAGCACATCCTTACACTTAAGCCAGTTAAAGCGTTTGAGGGGCAGGATCATCAGGCTCACTTGAATGTCTTAATGACACTCAAGAACGATCCTCAGTTTGGGCAAGAGGTGCAAAATACTCAAATGGGTGGCGCGAAGATGGCTGCGCTAGATGCTCACGCCAGTGAACATCTCGGGTTCCTATTCCGTGGACAGATCGAAGAGGAGTTGGGTGTCCCGCTGCCACCAATGGGCGAACCGTTGCCTGCTGATATTGAGAAAAGACTCAGCACCTTGGTCTCTGAAGCCGCCAGCCAACTACTTGGCAAGAAGCAACAACAGCAAGAAATGCAGCGGATTCAAGAGCAGCAAGAAGACCCGATTATTCAACAGCGCCAACAGGAAATTGATATTCGAGGCGCGGAAGTCCAGCGCAAGCAAATGGCCGACCAACAGAAGATGCAACTTGAACAGCAGAAGCTTGCGGCCAAAGTCCAGAAGGATTTTGCGGACACGCAGATTGCAGCAGAGCGTCTTGCGCTAGACGAAGAGATTGAGGAACAAAAACTTGACCTACAAGAAACCAAACTCACTATCGACGCAATGGATTGATGGATTACCTTACTTACTTGAAGTCTTCAATTAGAAATCAAATGAATGAAATTGCTGACGCAATGGCAGTAGGTACTTGTACAAGCATTGAGCAGTACAAACAAATGGTTGGCATGATCGAAGGCTTGGCTTGGGTAGAAAGGGAAGTCATAGACTTGGAAGAAAGAATGAGTGACCCAGATGCAAAGATTGGTTAATGGCTACCAAGTCGAAGGTTAATGAGGCTGGCAACTATACAAAGCCAGCAATGAGAAAAAAACTTTTTACTAAAATCAAAGCGGGTACAAAGGGCGGCAAGGCTGGGCAGTGGTCTGCCCGCAAGGCACAGTTGCTTGCCAAGGAATACAAATCAAAAGGCGGGGGTTACAAAAACTAAATGGCTAAGAAAAAAAGCCAGAAAAGTTTGGACCGCTGGACCAAGCAGGAGTGGCAAACCAAGAGCGGTAAGCCCAGTGGGGAAACCAATGAACGGTACTTGCCAAAAGGTGCGATCATGGCTCTGTCCGCAGAGGAGTACAACAGAACGACTGCAAAAAAACGTGAAGATACAAAAAAAGGGAAGCAGTTTTCAAAGCAGCCGAAAAGCATTTCAAAAAAAACTAAAGAGTACAGAAAATAAATGGCTAAGGGCGTAAACCACTACCTGAAAGATGGAACGATTTGGCGTGGAAACATGCACAAAATGCCCAACGGGGAGTTGCACACCAATAAGGGGCACACAAAAACAAGCAAAAGACTTTTTCACTTCGGTGACCTAAGTGGTGTTGCCAAGAAAAAAGCCCGTAAAAAAACGTAAAAGTAGTATTTACATTTTTTTGAAAACCAGTTAGTGTAGTTTCGTAACACGCATCGCTACATTGTAGCGCAAAAACAAAGGGTTAAATGACTGCTATAGCAGAAGCAGGTGTTGTCGAAGCAAATTCCGACACGGAGGCTTCACGAAAAGCTTCTCAGCTTCCAGTACCTAAAGGGTATAAGATGCTGATCGCCTTACCAGAAGTTGATGAGAAAACTGATGGTGGCATTATCAAGTCTTCCAAGTCCCAACAAGAAGAACAAATTTCTACAGTAGTTGGCTGGGTTATGTCTATTGGTCCAGACGCCTATAGGGACAAGGACAGGTTTCCAAACGGCCCGTATTGTAAAGAAGGAGATTTTGTTGTGTTCCGAGCATTTAGTGGCACTCGTATAAGGATTCACGGTAAAGAGTTTCGTCTAATCAATGACGATACCGTTGAGGCTGTTGTTGACGACCCGCGTGGCATTGAGAGGGCATAACCATGTCTACACAAGAAGAGGCGTTTTTCGGCGTCAAGAACGATGTAAGTTCTCCAGCACCTGAGCTTGGCGATGATGTGGAGATTGAATTTGTAGATGACACACCAGAAGAGGATAAGCCTTATACAAAGCCAACGGCTGTCCCTGAAGAGATTCGAGACATTTCAGACAACTCCGAAGCTGATCCCCCCGAAGAAGACTTTGATTCAAAAAACAATCCCGAGGAAATAAAAAATGTTTCCAAAAAGACTGAAAAGCGAATCAAGAGACTTCGCAAAGAGTATCACGAACAGCGCAGAGCTAAGGAGGTGGCTGAACGACTTAGCGAAGAGGCTATTAGGGCTACTCAACAAATGCACCAAGAAAACCAGAGACTTATGGATCTGGTTAAAATGTCTCAAAGCGCGGTAACAAACGAAAACAGATCAGGTACCGAATCTGCCGTTAATTTGGCAGAGCAAAAACTTAAAGCGGCACACGAATTAGGAGATCCTGAGCAAATTGCAATTTCTCAGAAAAACCTTACTAATGCACAAATTGCCCACTCTCAACACCATCTTGCATACAACAAGGTTATTGATGAGTGGAAGCAAACTGCCCCACAAGTGCAACCTCAGCCCGTGCAGCACCAATACCCTCAAGTGCCTGAGCCCGACCCCAAGGCTCTTAGTTGGCAAGAAAAAAATGATTGGTTTGGGTCTGATTCAGAGATGACAAGTTTTGCGTTTGGTGTACATGATAAAATTGTATCTGATGGGGTTGACCCAGACACAGATGAGTACTATCAATTAATTGATTCTAGGATGCGTCAAGTATTCCCAGATAATTTTGTAGATGAATCACCTCGCACAAAGGCTAGTTCCGTGGTTGCCCCGGCCAAGCGAGGTTCAAAGGGGTCGCCACGCAAAATCACATTAACAGCGACTCAACTGCGTCTCGCGAAACGCTTGGGTCTTACGCCGCAACAGTACGCGGCGCAACTGCTAAAGGAGACTTCCTAATGTCTGCTGATCGCGCACCTAGAGAACCACGCGGCATCGACACCCGCGAAACAAGTGCTCGCAAAAAAAACTGGGAGCCTGCATCAATTCTCCCAGATCCTGCACCGCAGGATGGTTGGGTTTTTCGTTGGATCAGAACGTCCATGGTTGGGCAGCCTGATAACACCAACGTATCAAAACGTTTTAGAGAAGGATGGGAACCTGTCAAGGCTGAAGATCATCCCGAGCTACAGATCATGAGCGATCATGGATCTGAGTGGGGGAGGAAAGGCGGTCTTGAGGTT